TTAGATTGGTGGAATATGAAAAAATATAATTTTAATAACTCAGAATTATGTTATTTTGGAAGATATGGTGATGAAAAAGAATTTGAGGAATGTATAAACACCATTCCACCACCAAAACCAAATGTAAGTTTCCTATTTTGTTGATGTTTATTCATCAATAATAATATATTGCCCCCAATTAGATAACTCACTCAAATCACACTTTTCATTATTATTATTATTATTATCATCAATAACATCATCAATAACATCAGCATCATTATTAAAATAATTGTTAATTATAATTAATAAACTCATAATCAATATGATAATTGATGAATTTTTAAATTTGTTAATACAGTTCATAATCTGATATTAATAATCAGAAATTATTAAAATCAATTTAACGAATAATAATGTCTAAACCATGCAGACAGTCCAATTAGCGCATCAATTAGTAAAACGCGCCATGCAAATTGTTTTTTTCTGATAGCAAACATTGCAAAAAGTAAATATAATACGCCATGAATAGCACGCATGTCGCTCCACCAAATTTTACCACCTGCAAAACCTCTTCCTGTTTCTCGTAATCCAAACAAAAATTGTCCTATGAAGCCCATAGCAGGTATTAAAGCAATTAAACCTAAATAAGGTAAAGCCCAATTCATTTTCTCTCCAATATACTTCGCCAACAATGAAATAGCTAACCTAACACCAATGCAACCGATTAAAAATAATTTCATTCTTTTAGTTAAAAACATCTTTATATATATTGTATATATTACAAATGCAATATATTATTATTAAACATGCTAATAACCAAATTAAAATATCTAAAACACAGGCTTTAAAACTTGAACTAGCTATCAACTTACTACCAAATAAAAAATATTGGATTGAACTAGGTGATTTGCTATATAATTTTCATTCTAAAGATAAATGTAATGATGTACCAATAGAAATATCAGAAAAAAAATTTAATATAATTAAAGAAATATTAAGAACATGTGATAGATAAAAAATTGAAATATTGTAATTATAATTTATTTTATATAAATCTCTCCAAATTTACATAAAAATCTAAAAAACATGAGTATACTTTCTACAGACTGTCCTGAATTTGTTATACATCTAGACTATCCTCCTGAAAAAAGATGGACCCATGTGATAAAATATTTTAAAGATATAATCCCGAAATCGAAAGAAATATCAATACAATTTCTAGGACAAGATCTTGTTAATCTTGTTATACCAATGTTTAATATAGCATTTTGTAGCGATAATATTATTTATAAGGAAGAACTAATAGCAATAGCAAATCAAATAAATATTGATGTGGGTGAATTACTACTACTTCAGTTAGTGTATGAGGCATTTGCATGTTGTACCTCAGTTATTGTACGGGGTGAAAAACATCCTATACATATACGAAATATGAATTGGAATCTACCTATTTTACGAGACCTAACATTTCAGGCAAAATATAAAATAAAAAATAGAACCGTTTTCACAGGGACATCGTGGGCGGGATATATTGGAGTTTTAACAGGTATGCGTAACAAATTAAATAAAAATGAGGAATCATATTCAATATCAGTTAATTATAGAGAAAGTCCTGAATCATATAAAATTCCTTATGCAGGATATCTTAGAAATATTTATAGAACACTGAAGGGATATTGGCCTATAGGATATCTTGTAAGAGAAGTTCTCACTTATGATGCAACATATCAGAGTGCAATTGAGTCATTTCAAACCGCTCAACTTATTTCACCAACATACATAAGTATATGTGGTGAGAAGAATACACAAGGTTCAATTATAACACGAAACAGAGATGTGTGTGAACCTATGTATGTAAAACACTTAGCTTTCTCGACAAATTTGATACAAGCAAATATAGATCATTTTAATGATAAAGAGTATAAAGTAAAAAAAAATAACAAACATTCAAGAAATATAATGGATAGTAAATATCGATATTCATATGTTGATCTTGCTCTTAATACACATCGAACACAAACTATAGAAAATTTGTATAGAATGATGAGTTTATCACCATGCTTTTCATATAGTACAATATATACAAGTATTATGGTACCTAAAAGTAAATACTATAAAACATTGGTTAAACGTAATAGAGAATTATATAAGAAAGCCATCCGACAATTTTCAACGACAGTACAGTATGCAAAAAAATTTTAGTTATATATGTATTCCGTGTTTGTCTTGTTTTAAACCTTTTATACAGCAATTAACTAACATATCCAGACAATTTTTTTTGAAAAACTACAATTGCTTTTAGAATATCGCTCATAATATATAAAATTGAATAAAATAATATATAATTTAATGCAAATAAGTTATCAACATCAAATACTAAGACAAAGGTTAATACATTATGTCATCCAGTGAGTCAAAACAGGTGGTTAAGACAACTAGTAAAAAGGGTAAAATAAAATTAATAAATATAAACGATGCAAATGATGCAATAAAGAATCATATGAGTCGTCATTGGTCTGAAATTAAAATGATCGAATCAATATGTAAGGAAATTTATAAAAAATTTGTATTTAGTGGTAAAGAACATCATTTTCAAGCTGCTTTAGAGGAAGAATTAAGGGATAGAAATATCCACATACAACAAGAGATAGCGAGGACTCTACATTATAAAAAAACAAATGGTGATATAATTCAATTACCTCATGATATAAGAGGTAGGGAGGATTTGCTTTTAGATAAAAAAAATATGATTATAGAACTTAAACAGACAGGAAAATTAACAGATAAAGAATTTAATCAAATATGTAGATATATGCATGAAAGAAAAACATATGATCTAGAATGGCGTACAGCGACGAGAGGGATGCTGATAAATTTTGGAGACAATGATTTGGAAGTTTGGTATTTATTTTACAATGGTGATAAAATAATAAGGGTATTAGTATGCAAAGAAAATAAGGAGTTATTGTGTAATTTGGTAGAAAGTTATGATGCATCGATAGTAATGGGTTAACTAATAATAAAAAAAATTATTAAGAAAAAAAACATTAATTAAAATATTTTTATTAAGAAAAGGTTAGTTTAGATATGTTAGACAGATTAAAATTCTCAACTTTAATAGAAAATATAAATCACAAACACATACCTAAAAAAATTAATTTAATACTGGAGGGTGGCTGTATGAATGGTGCATACGAGATAGGTGGTTTAATATTTATAAAACAGTTAGAAAGTAAAAAATTAACAAAAGTAGAAAAGATATCTGGTGCGAGCGTTGGTGCTTATGCAGGATTTTTGTATTTAACAAATAATTTAAATAATTATATAGACGACTATGCTGAGATGTGCGAATCATTTAAAAAAAATTTAAAGTTAATAAAACTAGAAAGTCAAATTAAAATTTTAGTTGAAAAACTAACGGAAGAAGAGTTTGAAAATATTAAAAATGATAAATTATTTATAACATTTTACAATATAGATACACAGCAACAAGAGGTTATAAGTAAATTTACAACAAAAGCAGATCTTATAAAATCAATTATGAAATCATGTCATTTGCCTTTTTTAATAGATGGTAATTGTTTCTATAATGATAAAGAAAATAATACATTTTATATTGATGGAGGTGTACCTTATATATTTAAAAATATGGTTCCTGAAAATGAAATAAAAAACATGTATATGAAATTAACGCAATATGATAGGATAAAAACGACATTGAATATAAGTTATGAAAAAACGGTACATGGTCGAATATTAGAAGGATTGATTGATACTTATAATTTTTTTCTAAAAAATAAAGAAACAAGTATGTGTAGTTATGTAGATGAATGGTCGATATTAAATAAAGCTCATTATAAAATATGTGAAATAGGGTATAAATTATTAATTATTTTAATATGTATAATATCTGATTTAATAAACCAGGTTTATCCAAACTTTAAAAAGACCCATTTTTATAAACATTTCTCTCCAATTTTCTTAAAAATCTATGAAAAGATTCTTTTATATTTGGTGTTTGTCTAATTTTTTATAATTGCATGTACTGGGAAATGGTCGGTACAGTTATAAAGATCAATTGATTGAGCGTGTACGTTGAGATGAATGTCCGTATGGACGCTTATAATATGATCTAGAATTCTAAAAGATGATGGGTGTGTTATTGTAGTATATTTATCGGGGACCCCAATTTCATAACATGGTGTATCAAAATTAAGATCACCTAATAGTATTGTTTTTTTATTAAAAGGGGAAATATTTAATATATCATGTAGCTGATTTTTTGCAATTCTAGGACATTCAGATTGTAAATGTGTTGTAATAAAATTATAATCACCGATAGAAAAGTAAAGAGCGCCCTTACAAGCGAATATATCGGGAATAGTGGACTGTTTAAATTGGCTAAATTTGTGAAATATTATGGGATATCTGGAGAGGACCAATAGTCCAGATGTTTCACCGAATATGAAACGATTTGCAAGTGATCCGGAAAGATAATATGGATATGTATTTTTAACGTCATTATTTTTGATAATTTTTGTGATTGATGATGATTCAAATACTTCTTGAAGACATATAATATCAGATTCAAATGAATTTATTTTATTTATAATATTATTAATTTTATTCCCTTTATAGCAGTAACAGAATAATTCTTGAATATTCCATGTGGTTATTTTATTTATTTTTATATTTTTAGTTATTGAATCATTAGTAGTATTGTGTAAAAAGTAATGATTATAACGTTGATTGCATTTTAATAAATTTTTAATTTTGTATATAATAGATCCCATATTATTAATGTAAATATATATAAAAAAATATCAAAGTAATACATATTTTAATGAGTTCAATAGATATTTGTGCTATATGTCAGAATGATATAGACTATAAAAAAAGTGTATTAACAAGTTGTAATCATTACTTTTGCTCTAGTTGTTTTTTTAGATGGATGGAAAAGAAAGCGGATTGTCCTGTATGTCGTAAAGTATTTAGAGATAAAACAAACTACGATATAGAAGTAGAGAGAGATATATTAGAGCAATTGGAGTATGAGGTTAGAGATTATACTAATTTAGTGGAAGAATTAAGAGAGCAAGCTTTTAATATGGAATATAAGAAAAATACGTTAGTAAAGACGTGTTTTAATTTAGATGAGAATATTAAGATAAAAAAAACAGAATTTAATAATATTGTAAATGAGATAAGTAGTTTAGTTAGTAGAAGAAATACAGTAAAGAACGATATAGATAAAGGTTATAAATATATGAAAAAAATGGAGGAGGGGTTTAGACGTGCAAAAAAAAGAAGAGCATTTGGGTTAAATTTTAAGTAAGTAATATAAGTTTTTAAGTTTATAATGTTTTAAAACAAAAATAATTTAAAGATAGAGCGACTAAGTATAGTGTGAGTGAGAGTCTAGTGTCTTATCCCATGATGATGGAAGTACCTTTTTAAAGGTAGTTTGGTTTTACCTTTTTCTAAAAGGTAAAGGTCTGGTAGCTCAGCTGGTTAGAGCGTGCGACTGTTAATCGCGAGGTCCTGGGTTCGATCCCCAGCCGGACCGAGGCTGTGCGAGCCCTATAATACGCCATTATACATAAGTTGATATTGTGTGTTGTTGATATTAACACACAATGTCTAATCCTGTGCAGTTGGTGTAGCCGCGTTGACGGTACCCGGTTCGAAACCGGGCAGGATTTCGGGGAGCACGGATTGCCTGACTAGCTCAGTCGGTAGAGCGCAAGACTCTTAATCTTGTGGTCGTGGGTTCGAGCCCCACGTTAGGCACATAATATATTGATGATAAGCGATGTGGCGCAGAGGTCAGCGTGTCCGGCTCATAACCGGAAGGTCAGAGGTTCGAATCCTTTCATCGCTATTCATTCCCATATAGTCTAGGTGGTTAGGATAGCCCGCTTTCACCGGGCAGACTCAGGTTCGAGTCCCGATGTGGGAATTGGGGAGATCGGAATGAAAAAGCCTGACTAGCTCAGTCGGTAGAGCGCTGGCCTTTTAAGCCAGTGGTCGTGGGTTCGAGCCCCACGTTAGGCAATTATTTTTATGTAATTATTAATTATCAAATACTTAATTACATAAAACTTATAAAATTGAAACAAATAAAACAATCAAAAACTAATTTACATATATACTGAAACAAATAGATAACAAATATGACTTACCCCAATATCCATCTTGAAAATCAACTGAAAACATGTTCGAACAAGGTAAAAGTTACACTTCCAAAAAACATAAGAAAATATTTTCCATATACCTTAATAGTACAAGGGGTTAATAAAAATAATAAATATTGGATCCAAATGCAAATGTATAAATCTCAACATGAAAATCCAATTAAGATATACCATTGGAAAAAAGATACAGATATTATACAAGCAATTACATATCTTGCATCTGAATTTATAAAAGAGTATCGTATTTAATTACATAATAAATCTGCAAATTCTAATAACGCTAGCAAAAAGAATACCGCCCCAAACAGTATCCATAATTACGGTCATCCAACGCCAATTTTTAAGTATAGCCATATTAGTAGTTTCATATACACCATAAACAAATATACCTAAAAAGAAAGATTCAATTAGTGTTAACTTTTTTACAACACCAAAATAATATACACCTAATGATAATATAATATAGCATATAAATGCAGGAAAAATTTTCAAAACTAATTTGCTACCTTGTACGCTAAGAACTTGATTATTAAAATAATTAGAAACACTGGATAGATACAAAGAATCAATGCCTACTAAAATAACTGAAAGTAATAAATAATTAAGTAAGAGTTTCATTTTTTTATGTAATATAAAAATATTTTTATAAAAATATGACACTCAAAAAAAAATTGAAGTATGTATAAAGGTTTAAAATATAGACATTCAACAACCAAATACAAACACACTCAAAAATGACTAACACCTTCCGACGCACCACCACCACCACGACTACTAGCGCAGCAAGCAAGATTCCTAAGGCAGTAAATCCATATGTTGTGGGATCTTCTAAGTGGGCGAAGTTTGATAAGACAAATTACATTAAATATACTGCTTCTAGGAATAAGATGTATACGACTAAGAAGCGTGCGCTCATGAATAAGCGTCCAACACAAAGTGATAAGGATAAGAACTCATTGTTGATTGATAAGATTCTTAACTTTATTTATGAAAATGGATGGGTCCAAATTGAGGGAGGCGTAAACGATGGTAAGTGGCTTAATCTAAAGCATTATGGGAATAAGATATTTAATTGTGGTTGTATTTTCGAGTATTCAACAGGAACACGTCACTATTTCCCAATTGCAGATACGTATGATGATCCAGTAGGTGTCGCACTTAATTACAAGTCGATTGGAGGTGGTGGAACATTTTGTATTGTTGAACCAAATACATGGAAGACAGTAGGTTCAAGGTCCTTAAAGAAGAAGAAGAGGAGGGAAAGGGAAATTGAGGAAGACCATGTACTAAATAACGACATTGCAGATAAAGTGTAAATTGTAAATAAAATTTAAATTGTAGATAATAAGATATAAAATTGAATCAATATTTTTTATTGTAAATAATTTTACAATAACAAAAAAATATTATAATGAGTACAAAAACGAAACAAACGAAACAAATATATGATCCAATTCATGGATTTGTTGATTTAACGCCATTAATGCAATCAATTATTGATACACCAGAATTTCAGAGATTACGTTATTTAAAACAACTAGGTGCGGTACAATATGTATACCCTAGTGCAACACATACACGTTTCGAACATAGTATTGGTGTAAGTCATCTTGCTAATATCATGGCGAGGCATTTATTTGGAGATACGTCAATAATGGATACGAATCATACTATTGCTGAACTTACACAGGTAGCAGGGTTAATTCATGATTTAGGACATGGACCATTTAGTCATTTATATGATTCGCAAGTAAGGCATTATAATGAACCAGAACATGAGGAAAGAGGTTGTATTATATTTAATGAAATGATAACAAAATATAATATTCCATTAAATGTGACGGAGATTCAAATCATAGTTGATATGATCGATCCTCCTAAATCAAAAATACATGATCCAATGTATCAAATTGTAGCAAACAAAGTGAACCAAATAGACGTAGATAAGATTGATTATATTCAAAGAGATTGTTTTCATATAGGTCTAAAATTTGGAGGCGAATGGTCGCGTCTTTTAACAATGTGTGAGATTACACAAGTCTCAAATACAGGAAGAAAGCAAATTACATGGCCGAAAAAACTAGAATATGAAATATTGCAATTATTTAGTACAAGATATAGACTACATCGACAGGTATATAATCATCATACTGTAAAAGCTTATGAATATTGTATAGCTAAAATATTAAAAGAGGAACGACAGCGAAAAATAAATTTTCTGGACTTGAACGATTCGATTATTGGATGTAGAATTCATGGTGAATATAACAAGATAAGAGATAATATGTCTATGAGAAAGATTCCAAAATTGATAGGTGAAAAAATATTAACTATGGAAGAATATAATAGGATTAAAAACATCAAACATCCACGAATAGTTATAAATAGGATAATCGATGTTACACCATTAGGATTTGCTTCATCAGACCATAATCCAATAGAAAATGTAATACTACATGAAAACAATAAAAGTGAAAAATCCAGACAAAAATTATATCATATTGATAAAAACATGAGTATTTCAATGCCTATAAATCATAAAGAAGCAATACTTAGGCATTATAATCTTGTACCATCACAACATGATGAAGAAATAAGATTCTGGATAGAAATGTGGGGCGCAGATACCTTAGTATGATAATATGTTAATATGTTAATATGTTAATATGTTGGGTAAAAAAATTAAAATAAATACATACTACTATTATAATGATAAGAGTAGCATGGTTCGATAGAAAAACAAATATTTATGATTACGGCTCAAAACAAGATGTATCAACTCTTTCGGAAAAGATAAAATGGGTAGAAGAACAAAATAAAACCATACCAACAACTAGATATTGGATTGAAATTATAAAACATGATATTTCTAATAATACAATAAGTATTGAGAATATCGAAGCTTCCAGGTTAATTAAGATAAAAAGTACTAAAGAAGATGAAATTGTGGATACAGAATATTTATTGATTTAATTTCTCTCCAACATATAAGTAAAATGGATTCTACTGAATTATTAGGAGAGAAAATAAGAAATAATATATTAGTTCAAGAAGAAGCAGATTATGCTGCGGGAATTTTTGATATTGCTACAGGTAGAGGTGATGAAAATCCTGGTGAAGTACCGCCTTTATATAAAAGAGTTATGGTAAATTTATTACCACTTGTTAGAGCACTTGTAGTTGTTACATTATTTTTAGTAAATGGAATAGGCTATTCACCTATTGGATGCAAAACACAATATTTATTCACATCAAAATTTTGGTATAACAAACAGTTAGTGATATTTTTCATTATTTATTTTATTATTAATTTAGGTGGATATACAATAACAAAATTAAGTGATCCTAGAAGACAGTTTACGTTATCAATAGGGGCTTTATTATTATTCAATATTTTAGCGCGTATGGGAGAAGTATGGTTTGATAAGAAACCTTTTTATTGGCCTGGACCTATGACTTATTTTGGTTTAGTAGTTTTTCCTTTAATATCTATTTACGTAGTAGATGATATGAGAAGATATTTAACAGTAAATTATGCATTAAATACAAATAAATCAACAATAGATAATCTTAAAAAAGTAGAATTAGGATTAATGGTGTTAGTTGGAGTAATTATGTTAGTGGGTTTTATAAAAGCTATAATAGAATCAAAAGAAAAAACAGGAAAAAATTTTGATTTTATATTATTTTTGTTTGGAGCCCCAATGGCTTTAAAAGGTTCTAAGAAAGTGGTTAATGAATTATGTTCTAAAAAATTATTTGATAAATTAAATAAAGAAACAGGATTTCAAAAAGTTAAATCGGGAGGAGTTCAGGCTCTTTTTACTTATTTTATGATAATTGTAATGTTAATATTTTCAGGATTTTTAATAACAAATAAAAAAGATGTAGAGAAATTTTTTCGTGAAAAGTTAACACCATTAAAAACAAAAAATAAAACATTAAAGAAAAAATCTGAAGAAAAAATCTGAAAATATGATAAATTAATCTATAATATATGTAATAGCAAATATATTATGGATAGAGTTTCCCAAAAAAATACATTAGATAAACAGTGGAGTTATTCGCCTAATTTAGATCCAGATGGAAATGAAATAATAGAAGCAAGTGAGGCAGGGTATATTTATAATTATAAAGGTCCTAATAAAGAAATATCATTAGTACCACTATATAACTCATCTGTAGATACATTTAAAACAGTAATTATTCTACTTGTTACAACATTAGCAACATTAAACGTTTATCAAACATTCGGATGTAAATCACAATACTTACAATATACGCGACCTTATCAATATCAATTAGCTTTATTTTTAGCAATTTTTATAAATATTTTTATTGTATCAGTCCAAAATTCATCAGATAGTGAAAATAATATTTTTACATCAACTCCTGCATTATTTATCTATTCATTATTTGCATTGATTATAATTAATATGGTTGCAAGAATAGGAAATAGTTGGGCTGTTTTTAGAACACCATTTTGGCCTGGTCCATTTTCATGGTGGGGAATAATAATGTTATCGGCAATTTTAATTTTTATTTTTGATATTAATAGAATATATTGGAGAGATTTAAATAAAAATACATATGGATCTAGTGAAAAAGAGAATGAGAAGTTCTATGAAAATATAGAATTAGCGACTCTTTTTATTACAACAATAGCATTTATAGTTAGATTTATAATTGAAATTTTAAAAAAAAAGAGTGAACTAAAAGATAAATTTAATTTTATAAATTTTTTATTTGGAATAGAAGATCCTAATAAGACAATTAATAATAAAACACTTAGTAGAAGAGGACATTTCTGCAAAGAATCTGTTTTTAAACAGTTTGATAAAGAGGTAAAAGTAGGAAGAAAAAAAGCTTTATGGACTAAGATTTTAAATGTTTTGAGTAAAGGTAAAGAGTTATTTTGATTAAATTTTTCACAAGATTTATTAAAGATAATAACCTTTAACATGTTTTTTAGCATAGCACGAATTAACATAATGACCTTCTCTTCCACAACGATAACATTTTTTATTATTTTTCTGTTTCTTATTATTAATTTTATTTATAGGTCTCCAATTTCCACTACTTAAACCTATAGTTCCATCCCTGTGACCTGGAAAATGTGGACTTTCCTCATACCATTCAGAACCATCGCAATATAGTATTTCTCCATCAACATCATATATTCCTTCATCTAATTCTTCATTACATTCGATATCCATATCAACATCATCATCATCATCACCATCACCATCACTATCACTATATATATCTAATTCATCAGCACTTTCATAATCTTTTGATGATGCTAACAATTCTAAATTTTTATTATAATAACAATTAGACGCAAAATGACCTTTCATATTACATTTAAAACACTTATCATTATTTGATTTCATGATATGTTTAAGAGCAGATTTTTGTGTTGAATTAAGTTTAATATTAGAGTACGATCCTCCTCGCACATTTTCAATTCCATATTTATCCATATATTTTTGAACGTATTTATCCTCATCATACTTATCACCTTCAAATAATTCAATAATTTTAATTGGTTTATATTTTTTAGTCCATGTAGAACCTGAATTATCAATATGTGCTTTAAGTCTCAAATCTGGATTATCCGTTTTACCAACATAATATTTATTGTTTGTAAGTTTAAGAACATAGATATATAACATTTTGTACTTGTTATACTTTAAATACTTAAATTTAAGACAATTCAATTTTTTATAAAATTGATTATAATAATTACTTATTAATAAGTATTATAATCACAGACGAACTATTAAAACACGATGAATCCAATTATGCTTTCCGCTCTTATTGAAATAGAAAATAATAATCTAGAAATAAATGAATTGATGGAAATTAGACAGCAATCTGATGGTCCAACTCTTATTTTAATGTTTATACTATTTATAATATTTGCAATATCTATGCAATTTCATTATTAGAAGAATCGAATAATAGATCTGGTGTTGGAATCCTTGTTCTATTCATTAATGCATTATCGACATCCGTATCATTTTCAATTTGAACGACATGTTCTATATTTTCATCTATAACAACATTAACATTATTTGTATTTATTACATTATTTATATTTTCCTCACTCGAATCGGAGCTACTAGGAGTAGTAATATCATTATTTAAATCATTATTGTGTAATCTATCCAATAATTTTTTCATTTTGTTCTGTACTGTAGCTACAGAGACACCTTCTTTTTTAGCTTTTTTTTTCAATTGAACTTCTCTTTTAATTTTTTCCTCTTGCATTTTTTGTTCTGCCATATATTCACTTAAAATGCTTTTTCTTCTTATAGCTTCCTCTTTAAGAAGGGTATTTCGTATTTCTTCAGCTTGTTTTAATTCTTGTAATCTTCTTTTTGCTTTTTCTTTTTTATCATCTCTATAAATTTCAACAGATGTAATATTGAGTATTTCAGGTTTCATAAATGTAGTATCTTTAAATTTATCTCCAAATTCTTTAATAAGTTCTGTGGGAATATTTGGACTTTGCTCTATAAGTCTATCTAATTCATTGCGACATGTATTAACAAATTCAGTTCCCCCTGTACTTCTATCTTCTCGAGGAAGAGATAATTCTACAGAAATATTTCTTGAAAATTTAGAATATGCAATTGATGCGGCTCTATGACCTTCAAGAAGTTCACTAACTCTGAGAAACTGAGCTACAGTTGTTATAAGACCAGCAGACAAATTTAAAAATCCAATTCCTAGTGGAACATATGGCTGCCATGCAGAAGGGAAAGATCCTTGTGCGAAATTAGCCGTTCCCGTAATAGTTGAGATTATAATAACAGGGAGAGCTAGTCTGAAATTTTGACGCGAATATTTACTAAATGCTCTATCATGCATATATCTGTATGAACTCCCAATTTCACTCCATTTTTTTAAAATAGCTTCTTGTTGTGAATGCCATATTTTTTCAGTATCATCATCATCTTCTAAATTATTATTTTTTGTTTCAACAAGTAATTTTTTTTGTTCTTGTGTAGACATTTATAATTATTAAATAGATTTATTTTTTTTGGTTAAAAAGGGGAAAAAACAAAAAATAAGATTCCAAAACCAACTTTCTTTTTTAATTTCAATACAATTTTTTTGACCGCAATGAATACAATTATTTTTTTTGCTTTTTTTAATCCATTCGTTCCAACAATTATTATGGCATGATATTCCGCATAACTTACAACTAGTACATATGTTTCTTTCTACTTTATCAAAACATATTATGCATTCAGAGTAATTATCAATACGATTTAAATTTGTTGTTAAATTATTTTCCATACTTTATAAGTATTTTTGATTTTAATTTATTACGATAAAAATAATATAAACACATCGGTCTATATTAGATTGTGAATAAGAATATAATGCTCGTGTAGCTCAGTCGGTAGAGCATGGGTCTTATGAGCCCAGGGTCCGGGGTTCGAGCCCCCGCACGAGCATTAGTATGGAAGCTTACAGCTAATTTTTTTTCTCATTTAAAGACCGGATGCAGGTTCGATTCCTGCGGCAGCACTTTAATTAGTGGGATTGGTATCCTAGGAAAACTGCATTGCTTCCAGTAATATTTTTAGAGTAAGTTCTACCGGATATAGCTCAGTTGGTAGAGCGATCGACTGTAGATCGATTGGTCACTTGTTCGAATCAGGTTGTCCGGAATTAGATCTAAATAAGAGAATGCAAATTCTCATAACAAATTATATAAACGCTACTATGCCCGAGCAGGTCTAAGGGGTCCGACTTAAGCTCGGATGTACTCGTACGCGTGGGTTCGAATCCCACTGGTAGCAAATTTTTTAAGAAATTCAAAAGTTCGGTCTCATAGTGTAGTTGGTTAGCACCCCAGACTTTGAATCTGGTAACCCGGGTTCAAGTCCCGGTGGGACCTTATTGTAATTTTGCCGCTATAGCTCAGTGGTAGAGCGACAGTCTTGTAAGCTGTAGGTCTTGGGTTCAATCCCCAATGGTGGCTTATATTCATCTACAACTAGCTTTAGACATTTTTTGTTTTGCTAAATAAACAGTATCAGTAGATGATGTTATATAAATATCAGGAATAAATGCATGTATTAAAGCTTTAAATGATGCAACAAAAAAAAGAGAGCTTAATTCTAATGATAATCTCATATGTTCTAAGTAAGTCATACATACATCAGTTGGATGTTTAAACATTTATATAATATATTATGAAAATATGAAATGCCGTGATGTCCGAGTGGTTAAGGAGAACGACTTGAAATCGTTTGGGCTCAGCCCGCGCAGGTTCAAATCCTGCTCACGGCGAAACCTTTTTAAAAAGGGTTTTGGTTTCTAACAGCAAATACTGAATTGCACTTTAAGCACGTGGTCGCAGGTTCGAGCCCTGCTCGAGTAATTCTCGGTAGCTCAGTTGGTAGAGCGCGTTTTCAAAATGAAACCAGCAAATACAGGTTAATGAGCCTTACTGGCGCAATGGTTAGCGCATCTGCCTTCTAAGCAGGGGGTTGCAGGTTCGAATCCTGCGTAGGGCATAAAATTATGAAAAATTAAATATATTTTTTATAATTTACACAATTTAAATACTTAATTTTCACATTTTAAAAAATTTAAAATTACTGATTTTTTTAAATAACAATATATTTTAAATATAAAATGAGTTCAATGAATTTCGAATTATGCAACGATATAAGCTGTAATAATTATGATGCAACAGCTGTAATGTATATATCAATAAATGATATTCGTGATGTATTTAAATTTTCAACAACAGATTTTTCTGATAATAAATTATCTTCAAATGCATTAACCTCAACATCATCAGATATAACATATTATCTAAATTCATCATCATTTCCTGAAATTAATCCAGTGCATGCTATGATGGATGTTTCTGATTCGGAAGGGATTATATATACATCAACAAATTCAAAATCTAATTTACTAAAACATGATTATATATACTATTTAGGACAACAACTATTAGGAAATGCTACATCAATAGGTCTTTATAATAATATTATTGATATGAAAAATAAAATAGAAGTTTTTGGATGGAATAGTAAAATAGGAATAGAAACGAAATTTTCACAAGCAGATAATAGTGGAAATGGCATGATAAACACAACAACAACACCCGATTACACAAATTTTACAAAAAGAATATTAGAGCAAATAAAACATCACCAATCTAGCAGATTAGATATACATGATTTAATTATAGATAATCAAGTTCTTGAAAAAATAAATCATATTTGTGATGGATCTACAATAGATGTAAATAATGGAAACACTATTACTCTACAAAATGTTACTTCTTATCAACAACTAACAACCACTGCAACACAAATAAATGGCAGTTCAATTACATATACTGTTCCTGAATATACTACAAAAATTTTATATAAATTTGCATTTCAACTAACATGGAATACAACTACAACAATATTTGGTGACGATTCATTAATAAAACTAACAGTATATATTAATAATTCCTTATATGGTGATCCAGAATATGTTCGTTTAGAAAATTTAGTTGAAATTTTTCACACATATGAAAAGATTATTGATATTTCTGATACAGTATGGAGCACAAACGGAAAAACAATAGAATTAAAAGGGGAAATTATTAATTCTAATTATACAGCAACATTGCATTATTCTAATGTTTCTACTTCTGTAATAGAACCAGTTTTAAGTTTAATCTCATTAGGTACAAATAATTCTACAGAAGAAGTTGATAATACAAAATCAAAAGTAATTGAAAAATTAGCATATATTGGTAACATAACATCTGCAATATCAGTATCAACAAATTTAACAACACTTTATAGTACAAGTTATACACCTCCTACTAATACCAAATTTATTAATTTTTCTTTTATAGCGAAAATGACATGGAATGATACTAATGTAACCATTAACGGTCATGATTCACTATTGATATGGTCTATTTACATAGATAATACAGAAATTACTAGAACTAAAAGAAGTGTAAGAGTAGGAAATTTAATTGAAGAAGATCATGAAATGAAATATACATTTTCTATTGAAAACGATGCATCATGGTCTTCTGGAAAAACTATAGCAATAAAGGGATATTCAGTATTTAGTGAGTACCCTGTAAAAATATTCTTTACTAATCATACTCAGACAGTTATAAAACCTAAAGTAGAAATAACCGCACTAGGAAATGTCACATTACCAACAAATAGAGTAGATCCAACAGAGTATCCATCAAAAATTTTAAGAGAAGAACGATATTTAAGTAATATAACTGCATCACAAACAATACCTATTGGAACATCTACAGAAATAAATGGTTCATCAATCAGTTTTTTACCTCCTAAAAATACTAGTAAGGTTGTTTTTAAATTTAAAGCACTCGCCACTTGGAATGATTCATCAATTACAATTAATGGACCTGATTCATTAATGAAATGGAGTATATTTGTTGATACACAAGAAATAACAGATTCTGTTAAATATATCCATGTTAAGAATTTAACTGAGGAATTTTTTTCACAAGAATATATTTTTGATATAAGTAGTAATTACACAAATCAAGAAGCATCTGGAAAATTTACAACATGGAATACAGCAAAAGTTATTAAAATTAAAGGAGAATCTATTTATAATGGAAACTATCCAGTAAAATTACACTACTCCAATGTAGAGTCAGATATTATCAAACCTGAGATAACCATATATTCAGTAGGTGAAACTAGTATTGTAAGAAATATATCAAAAATTAAAAATACATCATTAAGTCAATCAGTTCCTTTAGTGAAAGATGATTCAATTAACTATTATATTGATATTGATAACACAAACAATCTAATATCAAATAGAAAATATAGAATTAAGTTGTATTTAACTGATGATACAACAAAAATAAATACAACTCCACTAGATAGTATTGCTAATACGTCAGAATATCCGTCTATTACCTCAAATGGAGTACCTCAAATTAGTTAAAATATTAACTATTTAAAACTTTAGTTAATATTTTCTTATATATATACCTAAAATGAGCGGTGTTCCAAAAAGAGTTATAGAAGCACGTATGGGTAGATTTAACAGACAGACTGGTATTAAGTTACAAGGTGATGCAAATCGTGTAGATTTATCACGAATGGCACGACGCGCTATTAAACGACGAGTTCATACTACTTTTAAAGTAAAAGGTTACAACAGTGATTATAGATGCGATCATGGTATAGATCCAAATACTGCTTCAAAAGAAGCAATTGAAACACATTGTTATAATACAAATGAACCAGGTACAGTTTTATTGGAACCAGCACCTGTTACTCAAGCTGCTGCTGGTGGTGTAGGACATATCAATCATCCTCGTCGCAGATGTAATTATAAATGTTCCAAATTACCAGAACCATATGTTCCTCCTCCCGCAGCTCATTGCAACCATGTTTTGGAATTAGATAGT